TCGGTTTGACGCCGACCTCGACCGCATCGACGGCGAGATTGAGGCGATCGTGGCCGACGAGAAACGCCGCGAGCGGTTGGCCGCCGCCGAGGCCCGGCAGGCCGAACCGGAAGAGCGGGCCGTGCCCGCCGAGCAGCCGAGCGGACTGTTCTCCGCCGATGGCGACGCCACCGAGGCACGCGGCACGGCGTCGGCCGAGTACGCGGACGCCTGGTGGAAGGCGATGAGGCACAGCCGCAGCTACCTCGACCCGGCCGAGTTCCGGGCCTTGCAGGTCGGCACCGACTCCGAGGGCGGCTACCTGGCCCCCGACGAGTTCTGGAACGCCGAACTCGTGCAGGCCCTCGAAGAGGCCAATATCATGCGTGGCCTGGGTAACGTGATCCAGACGTCGAGCGGATCAATGGAGATCCCGGTCGTCTCGAGTCACGGCTCCGCGGCGTGGACGGCCGAGGAAGCGGCCTACACTGAGGGCGATGAGGCCTTCACCGTGGTGAGCCTGTCAGCCTACAAGGCCGGCACGATCATCAAGGTATCCGAGGAACTCCTCCTCGACTCCGCCTTCAATTTGTCGAGCTACCTGGCGAGCGAGCTGGGCCGGCGGATCGGTGCTCTCGAAGAGGCCGCATTCGTCAACGGCGACGGGTCTGGCAAGCCGACCGGCGCGGTCGGTGGATCGACGGCAGGCGTTACCGCGGCAGCCACCGCGGCGATCACAGCCGACGAGCTGATTGACCTGTTCCACGCTCTCGGCCGGCAGTACCGCAACAATGCGGCATTTCTGATGGCCGATGCGACCCTCAAAACCGTCCGCAAACTGAAGGACGATAACAGCCAGTATCTCTGGCAGCCGGGCCTGCAATCCGGCGAGCCGGGTACCATCCTGGGCCGCCCGGTGCAGACAAGTGAGTCGATGCCGGCCCTCGCGACCGGCAACAAGACGGTGCTCTTCGGAGACTTCTCGTACTACTGGATCGCCGACCGCGAGAGCGTCGTCCTGAAGCGTCTTGACGAACTCTACGCCGCCAACGGGCAGGTCGCCTTCCGGGCGCACCGCCGCGTCGACGGCAAGGTCGTCCTGGCCGAGGCCATCCAGCACCTGGTCCAGGCCTAGACCTGACTGACGAGCCGCGGGCGTTCCCCGCTGAGAATGGAGACAACGAATCATGCAATGCGAGATCCTCACCTCGTTTGCTGGAGTCATGGGATCCTTCTCAGCGGGGGACACCGCTGAAATCGACGACCAGTTCGTCGCGGAACTGGCCGAGCTGGGATGGGTGAAGCCCGCCGGCAAGGCCAAAAAACGCAAGGCGATCAAACCGGCAGCAGAAGTGCCAGCCGGCGAGGGTGATGACTAATGGCGATTGTCACGGTTACGGCCGCGACACAAGACCCGGTCACGCTCGCGGACGTCAAAGACCACCTGATCGTCGATCACTCTGACGACGACACTTATATCGCGTCTCTGCTCGCGGCAGTGGTCGCGTACCTGGAGGCGGTGCAGGACCGGACGTTGGTGACGACCACCTATGATCTCAAGCTCGATCGGTTTCCCAGCGGTGACGGCGTGATTGAGTTGCCATTGGCCCCGCTGTCGTCGGTCACGTCGGTCAAGTACCAGGACATCGACGACGTTGAGCAGACGCTCGCGGCGAGCAAATACACGGTCGACTCCTCGAGCACGCCTGGTCGGTTGCTGCCGGCCTATGACGAGTCGTGGCCGTCGACCCGTGAACATATCCACGACGTGACCGTGCGATTCGTCGCCGGCTATGGCGACCCGGCTGATGTGCCGGCCCCGCACAAGCACGAGATCCTGATGCGGGTGGCGGACCTCTATGAAAACCGCGAGGCGACCGTCACGCGACGCCACGAGATGAACTTTGCCGCCGAGGCACTCTTTCAACTAAACCGGGTCTACTGATGCCCGCCGGAATCTACCGCGAGCCGGTTCGCGTCGAGAGCCGGACCGAAACGCTCAATGCCTGGAACGAGACGTCGGCCACCTGGGCGACGTTGCTCGAGACCCGCGCGGCGTTGTCGGGGATCTCGGGGCGTGAGTTCAACGCCGGCGGCGGGATCCGCGCCGACGTGACGCACCTGTTGCGGATGCGGTCAAACGACCTCTCGCGGACGATCACGCCCAAGCACCGCGTGATCGTCGATGGCCGCACGTTCGAGATCCTGGCCGCGGTCGACCGAACCGGCCGCCGCCGCGAGATCGAGTTGCAGTGCCGGGAGGCGGTGTGATGGCACTCGTCGCGAAAAAAGCCGGAATGCAGGTTAGCGGGATCGAGGAGTTCCGCGACAAACTGAAGCCGTTGCCGGCAAAGATTCAATCCGACGTCGCGTTGAAGGCCGTCAGAGCGGCGTCGGCGGAGGTGAGGAAAAAGGCACAAGCACTGGTTAAGTCGCACGCACTGGGCGAGGGACTGACACCAGATGGTCGCACCCGGAACCACCTGTTCAAGTCGATAACGAACAGGGCGAAAAAGTACGGCAAAGACAAGATCCCCGTCGGCGTGGTCGGGACGCGGTACAAGGAGTCCCCGCACGATCACCTCGTCCACGACGGCACGCGGCCGCACGTCATCCCCGTGCCGGCACCCGGCCTGCTGGGAAAGCTCGGTCGCAAATTCAAGGTGCGGCATCCTGGAGCACGCGGCTACCCATTCATGGAGATCGCGCTGGAACGATCACGCGGGATCGCTCAACGGGTGATGATCGAAAAACTCCAAAAGGAAATCGCCAAAGAACTCGCCAAGCCGTCCGGGGGCAAGAAATGACGATCAAAAAGGGATTGATCGACTACCTGCTCACGCAAACCGCCGTGACCAACCTGGTCTCGACGCGGATCCGCCCCGGCGTGATCGAGCAGGGTCTCGCCCGGCCGCACCTGCGAGTCGACCAGACCGGCGGCGACGTGCATTACTCGATGGCCGGCAACACGGGCCTCGCCGAGACGTTCCTCGACATCACCTGCGAGGCCGACTCGGAAAAGGAAGCGAACGAACTGGCCGAGGTCGTGCGGAAAGAGATCGACGGATTCTCTGGCAGTTGGGGCAGCGAGACGGTGCGGGCGAGTTTTTGGCGAGGCACACGCGACACGCGGACCCCGCCTACCAGCGGCGGCGAGGTCGGTCTGCCGAGCCAGACCGTCGCGGTCGAGGTCATGCACAACGTGACGGTGCCGAGCTGATGATCCTGATTCAAGCAAAGAGCAAAACGGGACAGATGGTCGAATTCGAGGTCGACCGGATCCTGTCCATCGACGGACAACCCTACACGGCGACCGCCGGCGACCTGCGTGACCTCCTGGTGCATCTGGAGGGTCGCGTCTCGGCTGTCGAGAACATCCTGACCACTCAACCACTCGCGGGAGTATAGATCATGGCCGATAGCGGATTTGGAACAACGATCACCTTTTCGTCGGGCTACTTTGCGGAGATCATTTCAGTCGATGGACCGGACCTGAGCCGGGAAGCGATCGACACGACGCACATGGGAACGACCAGCGGCCGGATGACGTTCATCCCGAGCGACCTGATCGACGGCGGCACGCTGTCCGTCGAGATGGCATACGTTCCCGGAACAGCCCCGCCGATCAGCTCGGCCGCCGAGACGGTCACGGTCACATACCCGGACAGTTCCACCTGTTCCTTTTCGGGATTCATGACCAGTTTTTCCTCTTCAATCCCGATTGACGACCGGATGACGGCGTCGGCCGAGATCAAGGTCTCTGGTGACGTCACCTACGCCTAGCGTCGGTGACTGACCACGACGCGCGGGACAAACGTCGTGGGCGGATATTGTGAGGCCGCCCCGTTTGCCCCCCGCAGCGTGATGAGGTCTAGAGATGACGAGCCTGAGAGATTCGATCCTGTCGGCAGACGACCTGGAACGAAAAAAGATCACCGTGGCCGGATGGGAGTTTCCCGTCTGGGTGCGTGTGATCTCCGGCCGCGAGCGACAGCAACTCGTGGAAAAATGGAACGAGGTGAAAGACGACGAGGCGGCGATGCAGGATCTGTTGCCGTTCGTCTGCGCGTTGTGCCTGGTCGATCCCGACGGCGGCCGGCCGTTCGACCCGACCGATCAGGCCGACCTCGACCTGCTCAAGGGCAAGGGGGCACGGCAACTGGAGGACGTCTATCACGCGGCGATGACGCTGAATGGCATGGAGGACGAGGCACTGGACGAGGCCGTGGCAAATTTTCAGTAGACGCCGAGCGGCGGTTCTGGTTTCACCTGGCCCGGACCGTCACTCATACCAGCGTCAGGGAGGCACAGAGACAGATCGACTCGCGGGAGTTCATCGAGTGGATGGCCTGCTACCAACTCGACCCGTGGGGTGATGACTGGGCGCAGGCGGCGACGATCACCACCGCGTGCCTCGCCCCCTGGACCAAGAAAAAGCTCGACCCACAACAGTTTATCCCCGGCCGCCGGCGTGCCCGGCAGCAATCTCGCGACGAGGTCGCTCACCGCCTCAAGCTGTTTTTCGGAAACCTCACCAAATCCCAGGACCGTGACTGATGGCAAAGACAATCGGACGTTTCGCCGTCAAGATCGGCGCGGTGACGACCGGTTTTTCCAAGGGGCTCAACCGCTCTTCGAAACTCTCGGCCGGCTTCGGCAAGTCGCTCGCGGGTCTCGCGGTCAAGGTGGCCGGCGTCGCCGCCGCGTTCCTGGCTGCGAAAAAGGCGTTCGGTGCCGTCGCCGCTCAGTTCGGCGAGATCGACAAGATCGCGAAGTTCGCCAAGCAGACCGGCGTTGCGACCGAGTCGCTCGTCGCGTTCGGTCACGCCGGGTCGCTGGCCGGCGTGTCCGGTGAGCAGGTCAACAAGGGGATCCAGCGGATGACCCGGCAGATCGGCGAGGCCAACGCCGGCATCACCACCGCGGCGCGTGGTTTCGAGATGCTCGGCCTCGACACCGAGAAGCTCGCCGCGATGTCGCCCGAGCAGCAGTTCGGATTGATCGCCGACAAGATCAAGGCCATCAAGGATCCCGCCCAACGGGCCGCGGCGGCCTACGCGATCTTCGGACGATCGGGTCAGGATATGATCCCTATGTTGATGGAGGGGTCGGCCGCGATGGACGCCGCCCGGCGTGAGGCCGATGCGCTCGGAATGACGTTCTCGGCGGTCGACGCCGCGAAGATCGAGCAGAGCAACGATGCCTGGCACCGGGTCAAGATGGCGGTCTCGGGGGTCGTGCGGATGTTCACCATCCACCTCGCCCCGGCCTTCAGCACGATCGGGACGCGGTTCGTGGAGTTCGCCAAGCTGGTGGTCGCCAAGGTCAAGGAATGGGCACCCGTCTTCATGCAGTGGACGCAGACCACCATCGCCTTGTTTGTTTCCGTGTTTGACGTGGTCGCGTCTGTGTTCAACCAGATTTTCGGAGCGATCGCCGGCCCGATGGGCGGGGTCAAGGATTTTATCCTCGATATGTTGATCGCCCTGGAATTCAATTTTCGCAACTTCGGCGAGGTGATGCGGGGCGTGTTCCTGAAGGGGCAGGTGGCGGCCGTGTCGTTCGGGGCTGACGTCTCCCATTTCTTCACCGGGACGCTGCCGGCCCTATTCGCATGGTTCGGGAAGAACTGGTCAGGGATATGGAGGACGGGAGTTGACTACGTTCTCACCCTGCTTATCAACCTCGGAAAAAACATCCGCGCGCTTTTC